AGAAAAATGTTTGGTAATTAAAAACGGTATAGACGAAATACAAAAAGCAAAACCTTATAAAGAAGGTGACCCTATTAGAATAATTCATCAAAACACACCTTGGAGAGGACTATCTGTTTTACTAGGTGCAATGCAATTAGTTAAAAATCCATTAATTACTTTAGATGTATATTCATCAACTGAAGTATATGGAAAACAATTCTTTGATCAAAATGACCATGAATACACAGAACTATATGAACAAGCAAGACAACTACCTAATGTAAACTACATAGGGTATAAACCAAATAGTTTTATAAAAAGTAATATACATAAATATAATATGTATGCATACCCAAGTATCTTTGAAGAAACATCCTGTATATCTTTATTAGAATGTATGGCTGGTGGACTATATTGTGTTACAACTAATTTAGGTGCTTTGTTTGAAACAGGTGCTGAGTTTCCTATGTATATACCTTTTGATAATAATTTAAGAAGACTGTCAATGAAATTTGCTTCTGCAATAGAAGCTTCAGCGAGTATATTACATCAAGAAACTATACATAAACATTTAGAAACTCAGTCTGATTATGTTAATGCTTATTACAATTGGAATAAAATAGGCACATCATGGACAAGATTTTTAACAGGAGCAGTTAGTGCCAAGACTAAGTAATACACCTATCTGGTTTGAAGAAGATAAAAAAACAGAGGCTAATAATGATACCTATCAAACTGTAAAAACTAATAAAGTTGAAGGAGATAGTAACGTAATTGAAATAAATGTAGGTGGTGAAGGTGGTAGATCGCCTTATAAAATAATGGTTTGTACTCCTTGTCATAGTGATGTGACTATGCATTACTGTCAAGCCGTTTTAAAATTTCAACAAGAATGTTTACAAAGAAATATATTAGTTAGCTTTACTTTGTTAAAATCTTCTTTAGTTACACAGGGTAGAAATTTAAGTGTAGCAGAATTTTTAAATCATAAAGATAAATACACTCATTTATTATTTATAGACTCTGATATTGACTTTAGTTTTTCTACTATTGAAAAAATGTTAAAAGCTGACAAAGATGTTATTGCATGTCCTTATCCAATGAAAATGATGGATTGGAATAAAATATGGAGAAGAGTTAATAATAAAGAAGATGCTATTACTTCTGCAGAAGACATGTCAAGGGCAGGTTTTACTTATCCAATTAAAGTAGAAGATCAATATAACATTATAGCTGACAAAGGTATTATAGAAGTAACTCACGCACCTACTGGATGTATGTTAATTAAAAGACATGTTATTGAAGACATGATTAAGAATTACCCTGAGTTGGAGATATACCAACCTACTTATATTAACGGTAAAGAAGAAAAGAAAGATAGCTTTTATAACTTGTTTGACACATGGCATGATCTTAAAACTAAAAGATACTTTGGAGAAGACTTTGGTTTTTGTCAAAAATGGCGCGACATGGGTGGTAAAGTTCATATATATGTAATGGATACTATCACGCACGTTGGAGAGTTCTTATATCGTGGTCGTTTCTTTGATGATTTATACCAAGGTACGCGGCCTGCAAAGCATGCCAAACCGCTTGACGAAGATACAAAAATCAAATAAAGTGTAGTATTTTCAGGATATCTATGCCTGCTCAACACTATAAATATATTTAAATTATGGCAATATCAAGAATGCAAGAACCCAGACAATTATACGGATTAGGAAGTCTAGTAAAAGGCGTTAAGAAAGCCGTCAAAGGTGTAGTCAAAGGGGTTAAAGATAATCCTTTGTTAGCCGCAGCTGCTTTAAACTTTGCACCTATGTTAGTTGGTAGTAAACCTTTTTTTGGTTTAGGTTTAACTAAAGGTCAATTTGGTTTACCTGCGATGTTTTCTAATGCTGTTGAAGGATATAAAAAATTAGAAGGACCTCAAAAATTTTTAGCACAAGCTGGTATAGCAACTGCATTAAGTGGTGGGCTAGCTGCTTTAGCACAAGAGGATCAAGAAGAACAAGAAGTTATAACTAGAGATGTAGGATCTTTAAGAGAATATTTAACATCATACTATTCTAATTTAGGATACACAGCAGATCAAATAGCGGAAAATGTAGCTAGAGATACTTCTGAATACAATATGGCAGATGGTGGTCGTATTGGTTATTCTATGGGTACAGGAGAAAAAGTAGAAATGGCTGCAGGTATTGAAGGTTTACCAATTAATATTAATCCTAAAGGTGTTAAAGAATTAGATCTTAGAGAAACAGGTGGATTTATTGCACCAGTTGGTGTAAAAGAAAAAGCAGATGACATTCCTGCAATGTTATCAAACAACGAATTTGTATTTACTGCCGATGCTGTAAGAGCAGCAGGTGGTGGTAGTGTAGATAAAGGTGCTCAAATTATGTATGACACTATGAAACAACTAGAATCGAAGGTAGTATAATGGCTGAAATAGTACAACAACAAGTTTTACCAGCTCCATTTATTGAAGCAGCGGCTAAACCATATTTAGATATGTTAACCTCAGCTGTAGGTGACTATAAAGGTCAAGACCTTTCTAAGATATTTGGTTCACAATTTATAGCTGGACAAGATCAATTACAACAAGATGCACAAGCTTTAGCTCAACAAGGTATTGGTGCTTATAAACCTTTCTTAACTTCTGCTGCAGCTTCTACAGGCCCAACAGCTTATCAACAATTTATGTCTCCATATCAACAAGACATAATTGATACAACGTTAAAAGAATTTGATGTACAATCAGCAAAAGGAATTCCTGGTATTGCAGCTCAAGCTGTAAGTAAAGGTGTTCTTGGTGGTGGTCGTGAAGGTGTAATGAGATCAGAGTATCAAGCTTCAAGCGACAGGAACCGAGCAGCATTACAAGCACAATTATTAGGTCAAGGATTTGGTCAAGCACAAGCTTTAGCACAACAGAATTTGGCTAATCAATTAAATTTAGGTAGCGCACAACAAGGATTCTTAGGTCAAGATGTTGGAGCTTTATCAACTCTTGGTGCACAAAATCAAGCATTAGCACAAGCACAGTTATCTGCTAATCAACAATTAGCACAAGCACAATCACAACAACCTTTACAAGCAGCACAAACATTAGGTGCAGGTATTACTGGTTTGATAGCTGGATATCCAGGTCAGACTCAACAACAGATTTCACCGTCACCTAGTCTAGCTCAAACAGCATTAGGAACTGGAGCAACGCTTGCAGGTATCTATAGAGGTTTTGGGTTAGGTAAAGATTAATGAAAACTTTAAGAAGACCTATGTTTAGAAAAGGTGGTAACGTTGGTACAGGCGTTATGACTGGTATTGTAGACAGAGGTAATTATAAATTTGGCGAAAGAGTTAAAGAACAGGATATTACAGATTACATTTCTTTAGTTAAAGGTGGTGGACAAGATATGAGTTCTGATCCTGTTACAGATTTCTTATTACAGTTTGGACCTAATTTATTAGCTCAAAAACCTACAGGTGGTGGAGGATTAAAAGGTTTATTATCTACAACAGGTGCTGCAGTTAAAGAACCATTAAAAGATTTAATTAAAAATAAAAGATCACAGAGAAGTGAAAACCTTGCATTAAGAGCTAAAGCTATAGACACATTAGGTGTTGATGAACTTAAAAAAGTAAGAGCACAAGCTGAATTATCTGTAGGACCACAATTAGAAAATGAAACTTCAGAAGAATATGCAGCTAGAGTAGAAACTAAAATGGGTGAGTTTATTGATTCTACTTACGCTAAATCACCATTCTTAAAAACAGATTCACCAGAAGAAAAAATATTTAGTTATGCAGAGACTATGGTTAAATCAGGAGACATGAAAGACATGCCTACCGCTAAGAATAGATCAAACTTTGAATTAAATGATTATGATAGATTAAAAGCTGCTAAAGTAAATGTACAATTACCAAGAGCTAAAAAATTATATAGAAAAGGTAATCTTAGAAAAGATGTAAACCCTGGAGTTTACTATGATGATATAACAGATACTTACACTAGAGTTGGT